GCCCCATATCCCCGATGCCGCCATGACCCTTGCCATCGTCGCGCTTGCCAGCGGACAAACCTGCACGTTGCGCAACATCGGCTCATGGCGCGTCAAAGAAACCGACCGCATCGCCGCGATGGCAAACGAGTTGCGCAAACTCGGTGCAAAAGTCGTCGAAGAAGCCGAAGCGATTCACATCACCCCGCCCGAAACATTGACGCCCGACGCCGTCATCGATACTTACGACGACCACCGCATGGCGATGTGTTTCTCGCTGGTTTCCTTGTCGGGCGCACCCGTCGTCATCAACGATCCGAAATGCACCCATAAAACCTTCCCGACTTATTTTGAAGTGTTCTCATCGCTGACCGACGCGGTTTAAAGCGGGAGAACGTTTGCCCAAACAAAAAGATACTACTTTACTTGACAATATCATCTTTACATTTAATTTACAAATTGTTGATTTGCATAATATTTAAATTGAGTGATATTTGCACACAACGATGTCACGGCGTTTCATTTTTTGAAATGCCGTGATTTTTTTGGGTACGGTCACGCCGCTTTGTAGCGGGTCGGGTCGTAGTCTTCGCCTTTTTTGTGGACGTGGTAGGCGATGACGGCAAGCTTTCGCATGATGGCGGCAATAATGACCTTTTTGGGTTTGTTCTTGGCTTCAAGGCGGGCGATGAAGTCGGGGAATGCCTTTATCCGATAGGCGACCATCGCGGGCATGAAGAGCATGGCGCGCAGTCTTCGGTTGCCGTATCTTGTCAGGCTTGGTTTGCCCCTTACTGATGTACCTGAATCTTTTATTTGGGGCGTTAATCCGGCGAACGCTGCAAACTTGTTTGATGTTGGGAAATCCGTACCTGAAAGGTAGTTCAGCAACATGACGGCGGTCAGCCTGCCGATGGCGGGGATGGTTGCCAGTCTGTCGGTTTGGTCTTTCAATGCGGGTTGCTTCGTGAGTTTCTCCAGTTCTTTTTTGACTGCCTTTATTTGCCGCTGCAAATGCTTGATGTTGCTTTGGCAGATTTTGACGACAAAGGTGTCTTTTGCGGCTTCGAGTCTGTTTTTTTGGGCGGTGCTGTCTGCGGTCAGTTGGGCATAGAGAGCGGAGAGCCGTTTGAGTTTGTAGCCGTCGTTTATGACTGGTTTTCGGATCACGAGGTCTTGGGCTTTGGCTGTCTGACAGTATTCGGCTATCAGTTTGGCGTCTTGTTTGTCTGTTTTGGTTCGGGTAAACCTGCTTTCGGCGTATTTGCTGATTTTCAGCGGGTTGACGACTGATACTTTGTACAGGCTGCCTATGTAGTCGGCGATGCCTTCGTAGTAGTTGCCCGTCGCTTCCATGCAGATATGCGCGTCAGTACAGCCTAATTCTGTCAGCCAGCCTTTGAACTGCTCAAAGCCTTTGCTGTCGTTATCAAACTTTGCCGACTTTTCGATACCGCCAACGATGGCGGTTGCGTCAAATGTGGTCTTTGATATGTCAAGTCCTACGGCGTTTCGCATAGATTACCCTTACTTATTCAGAATCTTGGTTCTTTGATACTACTCAATTTCACAAACAATAAAGCCGTCCGCCTAATCTTTTTGGCAGCCTTTGGGCTTGGTCGTTGTCAGGCTGGACGGCTTCGGCATAGGGTAGCTAATCCTTTGCCGAGTTTCAGTATAGCATGATTCATTTTGGCATTTTATTGCAGCCGGTGGAGCTCAATTTTGCTTAAAAATAGGATTTTTAACGTTCCCGGGCGAAATAAAATTGCTTAAATCTTAATATTTGCCTTCGGCGACCCTTCGGGGACGTTCGCCACGTGGCAGGCGGGCAGGAAATAAAACCCTTCCTGCCCACCTACCACAAGCGTGATTTTGTGCTTTAAAGAGTAAAGGGGGTATTCATAAAGATTGGGCAAAATGCGCGCCCAATCTTTACAAAACTTCCCCCTTGACTCTTTAAATCCCAATTCCTTAAAAATAAAGGTCGTCTGAATTTCAGACGACCTTTTATGTTAACGAAAATTTAGCCGGCGATGAATCAAGAAACTGAAAATAATAAAAAAACGAACCATTCAATTTAAATCAATTACTTGAACCAACCACCCCGCCACGCGCTGCAAATTGCTGACCTGCTTCGACATAGCCGTCATACATCAAATTTTGAGGGCTTTGGCCGCCAAGACTTAAAACCTGACCGGAATCATCGGCTTCCTGCTTAACCTGCCTATTTTGCACAACATCCCTATTAGGTTCTTTATAGGGATTGAACGGCAAACCGTTTTTTACATAGTCGTTACAAACCTTCTTACTTATCTCTTTAATCACTGTCCCTTGAGAGCTATAACACGAGCAACCCGAAGCCCCACCCGAAATACAAGCAACAGGATATTCCAATTGCTTTACTTGCCGAACATTATCATATATTGGTTTTGATTCTACCCGGCCTTCCACCATCGGCTTTAACATCTCTTCAGTCAGATTTTTATTTTGACTAGGTGCTATCTGACCGCCAATTTCCTTACCGGCCATAGAAGATTTATCATTCACGCTTTTTTTTAAATCATCAGACGGAACGTTAACAACAGACGATACAGATGGATTTTGAGAAACATCTTTCTCAGAATTACCCAAACCCGACAAAAGAGAATAACCCATATAAGCAGTGAAACCAAACACAATCAAAGCAAGCGGAATAACCCATAAAACACGGCTTTTAGGCGTTTTAACTTTGGTATGTATCTCAGCAGACTTATAAAGTCCAAACGCTTTTTTATCGAACTTATAAACTTCAGGACGAGCGTTTTTCATCCCTGCTTTTGGACTGTTTTCACAATAGTCCCAAAAATAGCGCATACGAACGCCCAAAGGCGTTTTGTGGATATGATAATGCGCGCCCACCAAATCGCGAACCTGCTTATCAATACGACCCGGCATTTGCGTGATTAGAATAATATCGACACCCGAATGCCTATGGACATGGAGCCACTCTACAAGCTCAGGCGTTTTAGAACCCGAAGAACGCGGCGGGAAAATGTTTTGCGCCTCGTCAATAATGACAACAGAGCCATTATTTTCAGGATACCGAAGCCAAACATTCATGTCATTTATGGTATGACCTTCAGGAATTTTTTCAGTAGGAATTACAAGCTCAGGAATACCATGCGTGAAAATTTTACGACCCGCCCATTCTTTTTTAACCTTTTTTGCCAAATCTGAAACGACAGACAAAGTTTTACCCGAACCCGGAACACCTGTTATCAAAGTTATCATCAATAATCCTTATTTTAAAAATTTAAAAGCGCGGTAAGACGACCAAATACCAAACGAAAAAGCAAAACCGCCAAAAATAATATTCATAGCTTCAGGTATTCCAGCCAATCCGAGCAATCCAATCAAATCGGAAGGCATCCTGAAATAATTATCTGAGACGTATTTAAGAATGCCATCTGTAGCTACCGATAGCCCTTCATAAGAAACAAGCGTTACACCAAGCCCAAGAAGGAGCTGAAAAAATAGGTTTTTCAGGCTTGGCAAAAACGCCAAAAACAAGCGTCCTAAATACTGAAAAAGAACCCTAAACAAACCACCTAAAAAAGCTGCAAGCGCGGGCATTTTTAACCTCTCATCGAATTTACCGTCTTATAAACCATCATTGCCGCCATGAAATAAGCCAATGTTATAAAAACATATCGCAACCTTTGGGCAGCTTCGCAAATTGGAGACCAAGAAAACGAATGTCGTCCAAACTGTCCAAAATCAAGCAAAATATCTTGAGGACACTGACCACCAGTAGAAAAAGCAGAAGAGGGGGAAAATGTCCCAAAATTACCATCTGACTTAATACCATTCCAATTAGGCTCACCACCACCATCAGGCACATCAGGAACATCAGGTAGAGCATATTGTTCACCGCCTGAACCATCCCCATTACCCTGACCCGAATTCCCATTATTATTAGGTGTATCTGATTTATTAGAATTTTGCGCAGTGCCACCGCCGACGGACGGCGCACGACCTACGTCGTTTGCGCCATTCCCGCCGGCGGAAGCACCCGCGCCACTTGATTGATTACTTGAACCACCACCACCTGACAAACCTGACGAATTTGAACCAGTTGAATTATTTGATGAAGATGACGAATCACCCAAAGAACCAACAGTAGAACTTCCTTCTTTGGGTTTATGTTTATAGGTACAAACAACGGAAAACTTACCTTGAGAAGTTGAAATCTGTCTAACACCATTCTCTTGGCATTCGCCACCTGAGTTATAGTCAGATTTTTTCATTTTTTCTATTCTGATATCCTTATTTAACCATGACTTATTTTCAGCTCCCCACTCATCATGATTAAAATAACCCTTACAAATCCCCTCATAGACATTTAATTTTTCAAAAGTAATGCCCTGAACAGATTCGCCCCATTTATTCCTAAAAGGCGAAAAAAATTGTCGACAAACTGATGACGGATTATCAGAAATAATAGTTCCCGGGGCATTATAAATAGCATAAATCTGATTATAATCATCCTTTCCATTCATTCCGCCACCGCCTGAGCTTCCGCCACCGCCTGAGCTTCCACCACCGCCTGAGCTTCCACCACCACCACCACCACCAGTTCCTGAATTTTTATTATTCTCCTTTTCTTCTTGCTCTCTCCTTCTTTGCTGTTCTTTCTTAACTTGGATTTCTCTTAATAGCCTTTGATATTCGTTCTCATCTTCTAAAGCTTTTCTAAGCTTTTCTTTTTCAATTCCGAGCTTTTTTGCGTTTTCTTCAACATCTTTGTCCCCCATGTTAATTTTTTTATTTCCTGAATTTTTAGGCAAAACATCTTCAATATCAAAGACTTGCATTTCTTGCTTTTTTCCTTTTGCCCCTTGATATTCAGTCCTATACAAACACTGCTCAAGGACACAAGCAACCTTTGTGATCGTTGTTATATGGGTTATGCCTGTATTCTTGTCTAAAATCCCTATTTGTTTTGGCTCCCATAACGTAGTCATATCATTGAGCCTCTTATCAGTTCGAAAACCCCATGTTACATCTCCAACTTTCGCAGTATCGGCAAAAGACTGAGCAGGAAAGAAAAAAGCGACCGCTGATAAAACGACCGCCAAAAAATTCATTTTCATAATAATTAACCTTTAAACAAGTAAATCAGCGACAAAACCGCAAAAAAACCGATCAGAAAAGGAAAATCAACTACCATCATGCACCCCCATTCCTGAAATAAACTTAGCAACCAACCTGAAACAAAACATCAAAACAAAAATCGTTATAAAAGGAGCAGCAACTTTTGCACCACCTGAAATCTGATCAACAACAGAGCATTCAGGAAACTGTAAAACTACTTTTTCGCCATTCAAAAACCATTCTTTACCGACTTTTTGAGGATAAATTAATTTCCCTTCAGGATTAATAAAAGGTGCGGTTTGAGATAAAACTAAATCGTTTGCAACTTCGATATTCTCGAGACACTGTAAACCAACACGATACCCCATACCGCACCCCTTTAATTATTTACCGCCCATGAAGCTGGAAACGAGACGGAAAGCCTTCATCACTACATAGACAGACAGCAAGGCCATGCCGACAGAAGTTACAACAGGAACAGCTTTTGCAATTTCAGTTGCCATTGTTGTACCAATATCGCCAATGCCATCAGCAGCAGCAACATTTGAAAAACCAATCAAAGCAGCAGCAGCAACAGCAGCAATTTTTTGTTTAAAAATTTTCATAAAATTTCCTTTTTTTTAAAAAGTGATTACCGTTTTCAAAGGCAAACGGACAGCCCTAAAATCATGATTTCGTAGATGAAGCCTGAACAACCTTCATAGAGTAAACTTTCTGAATAACCTTTTTACCTTTAATTTCTGGCATAAGTTCAATATCGACTTCAACAGGGAGCTTGCCGCGCAAATGTTGCAATTCCACTTTTTTAGACTCGTCACCATATTCACACTGGATCAAATCAAAACCAAATTCGTTAACAGAACTATCCGAAATAGGGCGCTCAATAAAAACACGCGTGTAATCAAATACCGTACCGTTATCAGTCTGACCTTTATTCCAAGTTACTTTTCTCAAAATTGCTTTCATTTCATTTCCTTAAGTTAAAATTCGGCGTATGGTATTTACGCCACATATATGCCAAATATGCGTCTTCCCCGTCATATCTAGCATTTTTGCCAAATTGCTCAGACAAATTACGTCTTGACACTTCGTCCAAATACTCGTCATATGTCCTATGCTTCATACGAGAGCCGTCAAAGCCAAACGTAGCATCTAATACAGAATCCAAACCACGCGGAACGCGATGGCATTCATGAATGTACATAAGACTCTCTGTTGCACAATCGAAAGCAGCAGGATTTAACCTTTTCGGCATATCTGTTTTGCCGTCTTTGAGAACTTCGACTATTGCGTCAGAATCCAATCCCATGCGTTCAAGTAGGTTTACAACTCCTGAAACTTGGATAGAGCCGTACTTAATACAGTGTTCAGCAGAAACGTCTTTTTGCTTTTTTACCCGCTCAACTTTTGCGGGAGCTTCGTCATACGAAAAAAAAAGACTTTCGAAAACAGGGAATGCGCCCGTTAAATATTGACCGGCATCTATCAAAATTTCATGCGGAATCACAATATCCCTATTATGCAGCTCAAGCTCAACACGAACCCAAGGACTTTCAGAATCGCCCAACTGTTTGCCTTTCTCATAAACACGGACAAAACGGCTCGAATTTTTACGGCTACCAATATAAAGCGTCTTACCTGTACCACGATATTCAAGCCAATCCCCACCAACACATTCAGCAATCGGTTTTGTATGACGTGATGTATAACCACCTGCTTCCCAATCTCTCAAAGCCTGATCGGGCGTATACTCACCATTTAGGAAGTCATGGGCTAAATCGCACCGGGTGATTTTTGCCGATGGCGCATATTCCTGAATAAAGTCATATAAACGGCTTTCCCAACCGTCCAATGCTGCCGTAAGTCCTACACCTGTCAAAAACAGGCATACGGTTTCATTCTGTCTTTTGCCGCCAAGTGCGACAAAACCATAATTCTCTAATTCAGTCCCCATGTGATATGCATATTTGTAACCATTACGGCCACCTGAATGCTGTTTCAAAATGCCGAAACCCAAAATATCTTGCATTACTGCCGAAACATTGCAGACTATTTCTTCTTCAGTCCCCAACTGGTCAGGTCGAACAAAAACGCTTTCAGAAAAAACAACTGTAAGCGTGTCTATGAATGCAGCCGTCGATTTGCCTTTCTTCAAAAGAACTTCTTTCAACTGGCCGTTTACAACAACGAAATGCTCCACAGCTTCGCTTTTCGGCAGTCCCCCCGTGTTACTAGTGGGGGAATAGATAACAGCTTCATTCATTTACACACCCTTTTGCGCTATTACAACACATTAAATTAACGTGTTAACGCGTTAACAAATTTACGTTATGTTAACGCGTTAACGTAATAAGTCAACAACAAATTACTTGTTAACACTCAACACATTGTTTTATATTGCATAAAAGATTTAAGGAAATATGAAAAATGAAAGCACTAAGAATCAAAGACGATCAGGAAGAAAAAATCAGACAGCTAGCCGTAGCAGCAAATAAAAAACTGATACAACTAGGAAGAGAGCCACTCAGAGACAGCGAGCTAGCACATATGCTGCTAAACGAAGCCTTAAAAAGGGCATATATAAACGACGACGGCGAAATAGATATAAAGGACAAATAATGATCAAAAAGGCATTAAAAATCGTAATTTTCGCCGTTTGTTTGATAATAAGCTGGATTAAAGGATACTCAGATGGCGCAAACAAAGGATACGAATGCCTAAGACCTGAAAATAAAAACCGAACAGACTGCATTTTAAATTCAGGAAATATAGAAATTATCGAATTAGAAACATCCAAAGAGCCTATGCTCAAATAGCGACCGTTTGGACTTGATGTAGTCAAACTACAAAAATAAGGAGCATATGCTCAAATAGAGAGCATTCGCTCAAGCTGATAAAATAAAACCTTATCGCAACTAATAAGGCTTTGTTTTTTATGACTAAACAATCGGAACTAATCGACTGCTTAAAAAGCAGACTCTTCATTGTATCTGATTACGGCCTTGCACAACGCTGGCAAGTAGAGCCTACACGCATCAGTCAATACCGACGCAACCGTTTGCGTATTCCAATTGAGTTCATACAGGACATAGCGAACGAGACCGGGCTAGACGCTTTCGGCCTTATACGCTCGATAGAGCTTGACCGCGCACAGAAACGCGGCCAAGACATCACGAAGCGGATTTTGTGGAAACCAAACGAAAAAATAAGACGTTATCCGCCACCGTGGGTAGAGCGAAAACACTGGATCAGAAAAAAACGCTAGTTCGCATAATTTATATTATGTTAAATTTATGATGCTGGAATTTATTCATTATGATATCTGTGCTCGTTTATTTAAACCCACTAACCTAATTCACGTTCCCCATCCCAATATTCTCTTTTTTCTCACTAAGCTTTCCTTTTTATCTCCAAATAAAGTAAGATTCAGTCAACGGATATCAATCTTCATATCACCATCCAATCTCTGGAGTAAAGCACCCCATGGCCGTCAATAAAATCGCTCGTAAAAGCAGCAAGTTCCGCGTTGTCTTTACCGTCCCCGATTTCTGTTGGCCGCCTCCACCCGCTCCCCCTTCCGTTCCTCCCATTCCCTTCCCACTCTTCGCCGACCTCGGCGGTGCCAAAACCGTCGCCAAAGACGTACGCCTCAACCGCAAGCCTGCTTTTGTCTTTAAAGCCAGTAAGACGGATACAACTTATGGCGATGAAATCGCCCTTCCGGGCCGTAAAGGGGTAAAGAGCCGTACCGCCACCAAACCCGCCTGGCCGATGTGCCATTCTTCCTCGGTTAAAATCCGCAAACGCTATATCGTGCGTACCGGCGATATGTTCCATATGAACGGCAAGTTCAGCAAAAGACTCCCCCCTAAAACCTGTTTGTCCTGCAAGGGTGCGGTAGGTGCCGGCCGTCCGGTCAATCCGATACATGGTTTGAAGTTTTTGACAAATGAGACCGACTTTGCCTTTGAAGGCATCCTGCCACTGGTTTGGAGCCGCAGTTATTATTCCGACCAGGACGGCAACCTCGTCCGTGCCGCCAACCGCCACAGCATCACCTGCTTCGACTACAACGGCAACGGCCAAATCATCGGCCAGCACCAATGGAAAGTACCGACTAAGGAAGAGAACGCCCGAAACGGATTGCCCGAAACTGACTGGCGCGATGCGCAGTACGACATGCTGTATCTGCCCGTTACCGAAACCGTCCGCTACCACTACGACTTCAACGGCAACCGTACCGCCACCGTCCTGTCCGACGGCAGACAGATCAACTACCTGTATTACGGCAGCGGCCACCTGCACCAAATCAGCCTCGCCGCCGAAGTCAACATCGACATCGAACGCGATCGGCTGCACCGCGAAATCTTCCGCACACAAAGTAAACTCGCCAGCCGTTACGAACTTGACCCCTTAGGTTGGTCAACTGTTTATTTGAGGAATGGAGAAGTTTACATAGGTAAAGCTAAACACAATGCACAAAAAAGATATGGAAAAACAGGGTGTGCAACTGATATCTATACAGGCATTACCGCTAAAGAAGGAGCTAAAAAACCTGATGGGACACTCATGAAGGATACTGATGTAGCTCAAGGTGTCGAGCAAATCGTATATGAGGTACTATTGGAAATGGGAAAAGAAGGATTAATTACAGGAAAAATCACCAATAAAAATAGACCTGTTAATCCAGCCAAAGAAAGCAAAAAAGGAAGAAGAGCAGCTGGTTTAGAATGGTTAAAAGAAAACGTTGGTGAGGATTATAAATCTGATATTCGTCAGAAAATAACCGATCACTATGAGCCAAGAGGTAAATGTAAATGTCCAGAATAAATTATGCAAGATTAACGATCAATACAAATAACTTATCTGATGATATAATTTCTTCTATTAGAAGAAATAAAAGTCTCTCTATATATAGCGGGGTGCAAAAAAATGTTTTAACTGAATTAGTCA